GCAAAGAACCATCCGTAGTGCTGACATCAATGTGATAGATGCTGCCCGTGTTGTCGGTGTTAGCCGCCGCAAAAATACCAGAAGGCCCACCAGCCACAGACACCCACGTCGTGCTAGCCAAAGTAGGGGTGTAATCCAATGAGCTAGCTAGCTTGTCGCCGTTAGCTCCGATCTCAAATATGTTTGCGCCAAGCGCACCAATCAAGCGACCTGCTGCGACTTGAATAATGTCTGCTGCTTGCGTGCCACTCGTCGGCCATGCACCGTCAATAGCGTTATTGCCGAGAGTTGCTTTAGCTATAGCTGCCCCCGACCCGAAAGCAAAGTAAATGTTTGTTCCGTCAGACGTGATGTCAGCTATCTGATGTGTAGCTCGTGCCACGAAGGGCGTCCACGAAGGAGTCGTCGGTGTAGCACTCGTTGTAAACTCGGCGTTCTCAGCGTGCGTAGCGTACAAGTAAGTACCCATTCTCTGTACGAGAAGGTTGCTTGTAGTTGCGGCTAGTTTCTCTTCAGTGATGGGGAGAAGCGTGATCTCACCTTTCGTCCACGGATCAATACCCGTAGAACTAGAGAAACGACGGCGATCACTGTCATCCAAATCAAAATGCGTTTGACCAGCACCGAAAGACCAATCTGTTTGGGAACGTGTCCACGCTCCGCTCGTGTCTAAAGCGTTTTCGCCTGCCTCGGCACTGTTGTCTCGTTGCTCTCTCAACGCAGGAACAGTTGTTCGCGCATATTGTCGAGTGTCTACAAGAAACGAAGTGCCATCAAGTTGTACCGGTAAGTAATCTCCACTAGCCATTCGAGAACCCACTCCATTGCGAAGTGGGGCGCACAGCGGAACTCCTTGTCCACATTTGCGGGTAGCGTCCTACAAGCCGTCCAGCTTCCGCTTGGAGTCTTGCCCTACGTCGCCCCATTAAATCCCTGAAAGACGCTGAGATCGCCCCCGGTGGGACCTCCTCGGCCAACCGTGAGGTGCCTTCAGCATCAAGGAACTCTCTGCGTATCGGGGTCGTAGTCATCAACGCCATCGCTGCACCCAACGGGGGAAGGTCGTATGCGGTGGGAGCCAAGCCAGTTAAAGACTGGCTAGCTGTCAAATCAGTTGTCGAAACAGAAGTCAACGGGGACTTATACATGACCGTAACTTTTTTACCGGGCCACGCAGGACTATAAAGAATTAAAGCCAACCCACTAGCAAACGTGCTTGTGTCTCTGTTGCGTTTAAGCGTCCACGAAGAAACCTCTGGCTCAGTTGCCTCTACCCCCACGTCAGCGTAAGTCACAGAATAAATAGAGTTAATCTCATCTGAGCTTAAGCCAGCCAAATTGTACCCATCGACACTGGCGTTGTAATCAAAACTTGTTGTCTTCATTTGGAACAAACCGTTATCTGGAGAAGACAAATCATTCAAGTCATCATTCAAAGATTGAATAATCCGGTATGTAGGAAACTTCGGAGACACTCTCACAAGGTCAGTGTCAAGGTGCGTCGTTGGGCTAGACCCCCCGTATCCTCGGAACACATTAAGAGTGTTGCTGCCCACTACCCCAGTCACATAAAACATTTCAGAGTTGACTTCAAACACAACGCCTTTAGCCCAGCTACTTGCCACACCTTGAACGTTGATCGTTGTCTGCACAGCATCAACGTCGGCAGTCAACACATCTAGTTCTTCTACATACCCCGAAAGCAGCATGTCTCGGGTAACGTCAATCCATGCTTGGGTGGTACTCATCCTAAGAACTCCTGTAGCTGCTTCTGCCCTTTCTTACTTACCGCTTTACCAGCTTTGACTTCCCACTTCGTACCAGCCTCAGATTCTAATTTCGCAGCACCAAAAGTGCTCGGAGGCTGCAACCCTTCCTGCCTTAACCGCTTGTACGCAGCAAGATCAGCTTCTTTGTTCTTCTCATTCTGACGAGTAGCTTCTAAATCAATGAGCTTTGAATCGTGCATCGCACCTCTCGTCGGGCACGCTGACGCAGCTACCTGAATAGACCCATAATATTTAGCAAGTTCGCCTTCACAGTTCTCGCAAGGCTCGTCATGGGTTTCACTAAACTTGTGGAAAACATCCCAAATAGTGTAACAATTAGCGCAACGGTAGGAATACATAGGCATTAGACAGCAGCTCCTACTCTTAATTTATACCCTGCGGCTATCAAGATGTCTTGTTCAGTGGCCGTTAAATCGTTGGGGCACACATGACCCCCATAAATTACACGGGTAGCTGTGCTCTGATCGGCTGGCATAAACGTTTGCACCGAAGCGTTATTAACGATAATAAGATTGATACCTCGGCTTTCCGGCTGATAGTGACGGAACAAAGCGAAAGCAGCAGGTGTCGGCTCGTTACGTGGCCCAATCATAGGACGCACGTTTTCTACAGGCATCGGGTCAATAATGCGATGTAACGGCACATTCGGTGTAGTGGCCTTCACTCCAATAGTGGCAGCGTAGAAAGTGTAATTGGCGTCCACGTCATGTGAGTTAGCGACCGTAGACGTAGCAGCAATCGTGCCGACATTGAGAATAACTTCAATGGTGGGAGCCATTGTGGTCGTGACCGCAATAGCCGCCGGGTTCATCTGCTGCCCGATAAGCAAACTAATCGCAGGAAGAGAAGCAGTAAGCTCTATGCCTTCATGCGCTTCCACATAGTTAGCGTCAATGTCAATGCTTGTAGCAACACCAGCCGTAGCCGCAATCGTGCCCGGAGTAACCGTTGCCGGTAAACCAGCTACCGCAGAGAACTGGGTAGTAACCCCTATCGTCGCAGGGAAAGCAATAACTGTAATCTGATTACCCGACGAAGGCGCTTCCCTATAAGTATAAAGAGAATCACGATACGACATCCCCGACTTGCGGTACGGGAAATCAATAGAGGTAGGGATCGTTGCGACAACGCCGATAACGCCGACATTGACAGTAGAATCGCTCGTGTTATAAGCGAAACCTGACTGTCTATATTGTATGCCTGACTGCCGGTACGTCATCGCAAAGACCCATCCCTATAAGGGGTTAGCTTTTACCCATAGAAGCAGTTTCTGGGTCACCTACACGGCTAGCCGCAACAGCTTTAGCAATAGAAATAAGGGCAGCGACGCCTGCAATTTTTAGGGAGTCGCCCCAATCTGGGCCGGGTACCGCCATAGCAGCAGCCCAAGCCTGAGCAAATGTGGCTACGCCACGCTCTAATGAATCTTTAATAAAACGCTGGGTGAACAATGTCTGTCCTTTTGATCTTCATAGCTTCCCATGTAGCAGGGCCAACTATGCCGTCTGGTTTAAGGCCGAAGGCCCGTTGCCACCTGATTACCTTTGCTTGGGTGGCACGCCCAAAAATACCATCTTGTTGGGCACCCACGCAGGCTTGCACGAAACGAACAGCGTGAGACCTTGAACCCTTCTTCAATAAACCGGGATAAGAAACTATCCCATCTTCAGGTTCTTTAGGTAACACCATTGTTGGTGCGTCAGTAACCATGCGACGATGAATAAGTGCCCGTAGATCTGGCATAGAGAACGAAGGATCAACTTTACGTGAAGTCCATTCCTTATGTCCTACTACGGCTACGTCAGGGTTCCAGTTGTGCCCGTCGCACAGAAAGGCGCACAAGTCTACCAATGCGTCCATCTGAGCCTCGGGAACGTCTTGCCCTAAACCGTCGTTGATAATAGACACGCCGACAAGTCGAGCGTTAGCGCTGATCTTGCCGGGACCGGATGCGTTTCCCGTAACAGGAAGGTTTTTTTGCATACGAGTCAGAACGGTTTGCATTCCCCGTCCAGCGTGATTTGCTTTCACGTTCTCTGCTGTCAACGTAACGATGGTGCCGTCACGTTTAATGAGATAGTTGTAAAGCGGTCCGGGTACTTTGTTGACGCCACGTACACACATGGCGATAACAGCGTCGGGGTTTGCGTTAGCGTTTGAAGCTGTGTGATGCACAACAATTCCGACGGGCGACAGGGGTCGTCCGCTGGTTACTTTGTTTGGTGCGTCAACAACATTCATCTCTTAGCTAATCAACTTGACCCAAGCGCCAGCTACAGAATCGTACTGGTAAGGGGTGGATTCATGGTCGTCAGGCTGTGGGGGTATTCCCTCGGGTAAACCAGTGGTCACATCGTCACTGTCCGTTTCAGGTCTAGCTCCCGGCTTGAGTTGTCCAGCTTTGTCGCCCGTTGTGTAGTAGTAGTCGCTCGCCATGACTAGTCCTTCGTCCATGTCGCTGTTGGTTGCGTAACGGTCTGGGTGAGTGTTCCGCTATTCGAGAAGCTGGTGTAGGTGCCTCCGGTAGCGCCAGTTCCCAGCGTGAGGATGTCGCCTGCTGTTCCCGTAGCGGTAGACGCCCCATAGACAATCGTATAGTCGCCGACCGTGTACGTCCCCGACCCCTCGCCGTCGACGGGGAGCTTAAAGACAACGCACTCCTGTTGGTCCGTTCCATTTGTGTTGATAGCAGCGATGCCATAGATGAATTCGTCTGATGAGTCGATTGCTATTTTTCGGAAATAGGCGTTGTTCGTGCCGCTGCTGCCGTGGGCGGTTTTATATATCAGGATCTTGCGTTGCCAAATGCAGGTTTGGTTCGCGATGTCATGCTTGAAAAGGTAGTTCTGGGTTGGAGTCGACCCGTTGTCTCTAGAGATAAAATAAGCGTGAGTGTCAGTTGAATCGTTGATCGGAGCCGAGTCACAGTTGAACATCGTGGGCGTTGCTGGGCTGTCCGCTGCGTTGATTGCGTAACGGTAGCCAAGACTCCACCCTGAATAGCCGCCCGTGTACGGGTCCCACTTGCTGATGTAAAGGTTGCCGTTATAGGTTCCACCCGCAATGTCGAGGAGTCCGTTCCAGTAGTACTCGCCCGGAGTTCCGGTCGCTCTATACGGTCCAATCTTTGGGCTGTTAGCGTAGACGCCAGCAAAAGAGCCGCCGCTTCCTGTAGGCGTCATTCGAGCCGACTGCATCCCAGACCAGCCGCTCCAGATCATGTCGTCAGCTTCGCCAAATTGCACGTTGTAGCCGCCGTAGGAATTGTGGAAAGCCCTGCTCATATAAGCGAAGCGACCGTTGTTCATTCCTGCGCCATTGACGTAGCCGCCGAAGCTCGTCGGGTTCGAGTAGATCATTACGGGGTAGCAGTTGCCTGCGTAGGTGTCGGGATACCACTTGTAGCCAGTTGAGAGATCGATGGGCTGCATGATGACGTTGTAGCTGGAGTAGGAGGGGTAATAGCCGTAGTAGACGTGAACTCCCGATACTTCGTCTGGTGAGACGTAGAGCTTCATATTAGTATTCGCGTAGGTGCTTTGGCCGCTTTGGACGTACTGTTCATCGCCCCCTGAATCACCGAACCATTGGACCGCATAAGACGAGTTGAGCTTTGCTCGCCATGCGTAACCAGTGCCGTCCAGCTGATCGCCAGAAATGTATAGGTTGGTCCCAGCAACTTCCAGACCCAAAAGCCGAATTGACTCTTGCGTTCCACCGCTCTCAATATCGAAACGGTTGTTGTTGACTAAGCCAGTGCCGTTTGACAGAACCTTAGCGATAGCACCTGTATACATTGAGGCGCTGCTGTCGTTGGTCGTGCATGAAATATAAAGGTTGTCGCTTGAATCAAGACCTAGCTGTGCGTTATTGGACCTGTCGCCCGAGTCGGTGTAGATGCCGGGGTTCCACGTAGCGAACCATCCAGCAAACGGAGCAGGCCATGCGCCGTCACGCACCGATTCAGCAATCTCCCCCAACGACCACACACCCGGCGCAGCACTAGAAGTGGGAAGGTTCTGTGGCCCTATCACAGAGCCATTCTCACCATAAGTCATTAGCGTGCAGCGATCTCGTCGTCAGTTAAACCAAGCTCTTTAAGTTTCGCATCACCAGAAGCTTTGTCCGCTGCTTGTTTAGCTTTCGCAGCTTCTTCTTCTTCCCGGCGGGCGTCCATTTCTTTTTTGGTATCTTCACGAAGTTGCAGTTCTTCAGGAGTCAAATCAACTACTGTTCTTTCCCCTGTGCTGCAATTTACAATTATTTTTTGGCTCATGTCGTTGTCCTCAAAACTCTAAATGCCGTACAAACTAAGTTTACTACCAGCTTTAATTGTCCCGTGACTAGGGTAAATATCCAGTTGCGTAATTGCATCTGTCCTGTCGTACACGATCCCACCGACCTGCTCAAAGCTATATGTAGAAAGGCCAGAACTTGCGGCGCCGGGAGTGCCAGCTAACACCCCACCTTTAACAGTCCCGTTTAACTTGACGGTGCTACTAGCGTAACTAGGCAAATAAATATACAACGGAGAAAAGCTCATATCGCTGTCTTTGGCAGTAGCCAACATTTCTTCAAAAATCCAGAAAGGATCAAGAAGTCTCGTCATATTAGTATTGGTCGGAGAGTATTGAACTCTGGAGCTAGCCGCCATACACATACTTGATGATTCGCTGTTTGGCTTTATATACAAATTCGTGGCACCGAAACCGGTCGTAGTGTCGCTTGCCATTGACCCAATAACCATAAGATCGTCATAATTCTGGTCAATCGAAGTAAAAGAAATCGTATAAGTGCTAGAACCAGTTACAGTTTCTTCACCCAATAAAACACCTGTCATGGCCAACCTACCAGCATGTAACGAGTCCCTGATTTGAAGGTATAACTACCAGCACCTATCACATCTATCTGGCTTATCCCAGAAGTCAATAGACTTGTAGAAGTAGTCGGGTATTTCCCTACCAGATTTCCTAGCCTCGCTGTTTCGTCGGTGCTGTTTGGACGCCACACATGGCAATAATCCAAAATAAAAGGTTTCTGCACAGTCGTGTTGGCGTAGTTCATAATAAACCATCGCACTACACCATTAGGATTAGGGCTTTTCTGGGTACCGGGAAACTCTGCCCCGTAAGAACCCGAAGCTCCCCCCGTAGCAGTAGACGAGTTTAACGCTATGTTATTAGTCGTTAAGCCAGCGCCAACACCGCTTTGCGTCCCGTGGAACCCATACTCTGTGCCAGTTTCTCCATTGAACTTAAAGTAAAGCCAATCGTTAGCTACGCTAGCTTCGTCGTAACAACCTGTTACTTGCAACTCTAAATGAGAATATGTTTGAGGGATAGCAGTCATGCTAAGAGTGTTCGCACTCATAGCACCGCTCTCAATGATGACAGACCCATCGCCTATAGCCATTATCGTTCTATCCCATAAAGTTTGAAACAGTAATAATCGGTGTAACTTCCCGCGTTGTTCTGTATTTGGATTTGGTCTATAGCGCCAGTGTCATCCCACGAGTAACCGCTACGTTGGATGCCTCTACCCGTATTTGAGGTACTCGGGGAAATAAAACTGTTTCCTTCACCAGTCATTAGTTTGTAAAGACCACTTGTATAATTCGGGAAATCAAAAATTGCTTGGCCGTAAACATCACCTGAAGCCATCGGCCAAACCATGACACCGAAAGCGTAGAAGTAATCGGTAGTGTATGGCACTCGGTAGCTTTGTATGCTTGTGCTACTGCCCGAGGAATTAGTGGTAGACCAGCTTGTAGTTTGATAATTCTGCCAGTTACTATCGACTGCTCCGCCGCCGGTCCCATAATACATTGTCAAGTTGCTGCCGCCTGAATTTGTGTCAACTTGGCACACCAAACGCAAATGCTTATAATTTTGCGGAATAGTGTTAAAGGTGACAGACGGAACGGCTGCTGAACCTTCTATCTTCTGTATTAAGTCTATGTGGCCGACTATTGGCGCAGGCCAAGTGCCAGCCCCCACATTCTCCGCAACCTCTTGAATCTGCCAAACACCAGACGCAGCAGAATCAGTCGGAGCTACTTCGGCTCCGATCCTACTCCACGTCTTACCTGCCGAAATACCGGTCACAAGATCAGCTAATTTCTAATATAGAAAGCGTTACGTCAATCTGTGAAACTGCATCTGAAAAAACGTCAAGCACGTCAGTAGCTTCCAACACCTGCTTACCGGCTACAAGGCCAATAGCAGCGTTAAGAGGAACCGACACAGCTTTCGCTATGAACTCGGTGTTACCAGCAGTTGTGTCTGCCACAGTTGCGCTCACAGGGTGAGTGCCGGAACCAACGTTCGCTGCTTGTAACTGCAACACGATTGCCGTAGTTGCAGCCGGGACGGTGTAGGTGTTACTACCAGCGGCGGCTGCTGCCGACCAGTTGAGCACCTTAAAGGTATTAGCCATTGATTGCTCCTACGATAAGGCCAAGATTAAAGGAATAGGTGAATT